GAACGCGTGTTACGGGACAAACCCCACCTAAAGAAAAACCACTAAAGCCACTCAAAGCCACTCTTTTTGGCCAGTAGATTCAGCGCGGTTCGCGGGGATACTGCGAAGTATGGCGCTACGCAACGAAAACTATACGGCTGAAGAAATTGGAGTCAGGCCGCGCACGCTCCAGGGCTGGCGTCTGAAACGCAAAGGTCCAAGATTCAGAAAAATTGGCCGGCTGGTTCGTTACGACGACCAGGACATTAAAGCTTGGTTGGAATCCAGGGAATCCGGTGGCGAACAACCAAGGCGAAGGTCTGCCTAAAGACGGAACCGGCGCGGCATCCCACAAGACCCGCGCCGGTGATTCTGTTCAACGGAATTGCTTCCATGCCTATTAAATCACGGCAAGGCGAACGCTCTAATCTAACCGATGGCGATTACGCGGCACTCGAACGCTCCTACATCAGCCGCGAGATCGCCGACGCCGCGAGACTCTACCGCGTTGTAATGGTCTCGGGCTCGCACGAAGGGAAATGGGATCCTATTTAGACGCAAACCCGCACATTCTGGCTAACTCATGCGTTTTAAGGTACTTGGAGGCAGTTCGAGCCCGGCGGGCTCGCCGCCTGCACCTACTATCTAGCGTCTGGCGCCAGTGGCGCTTGGCTTTTCTCAGGCGTTTTCAACGGCTTCCAAGGACCCAAATTCTAATAGGCAACTTGTGAAAGCGAAGGTGCATCTCTCCCCGGATGAAATATTCCTGGTGACGCGGGGCGTACCGTCTTCCGCCCCAATACTGTTGTTGATTTTGTCTAGACAGGACAATGTATATACGATATAATTGTATATACAAGACGTGAGATACGAGTGGGATGAAAACAAGAATCGCGCCAATCAGGCCAAGCACGGCGTTTCCTTCAAATTGGCCGAACTGGTCTTTCTTGACCCGGAACGTCTGGAAGAGCCGAATCAGATGGTCGATGGCGAAACCCGGCTTCAGGTTATCGGCATGGCCGGTGATGCGCTGGCGGTCCTGCTCGTTGTTTTCACGGAAAAGGATACTCATGACGAAGAAACAATCCGCATCATCTCCGCGCGAAAAGCGAACCGTGAGGAGCGAGGCCGATATTCGAGCCTACGCTAGGACCGCGGCCTATCGGGAAGAAATCGCCCGGCTAAAGGCCATGCCTGATTCCGCTATTGATTATTCCGATATTCCCCCGTTGACCGACGAACAGCTGGCCCGCATGGTGCGCGCCCGCCTGAAACCACGCAAGACGCCCATCAGCCTTCGGCTAGACACGGACGTGCTCGAGTGGCTCCGAAAGAATGAAGGCGCGGGATATCAAACGCAGATTAACGGCCTTCTCCGCCAGGCGATGGAGCGTGCGGAAAAGCGGGCGCGCCGATCCGTCGGCGAATAGTTAAATCCTTGAAAACTCGCGGCTCCCGCATACTGGAATCGATGCCCGAGACGCGCAAGCCGCCTACGCTCGAACCGATGCCGGATCTTCCTCCGGGTTGCGATCCTGCACGTGCGGAACATATCCGCCAATTGTGCTACTCCGCGCTCGCAGCCGATGATCCCGAAGAGAGCGAACGCCTGTGGGAGGAGCTTTTCGGGTACATTTTCGGACCTCCCAATCCTTAAAGCCTTCAAAAGCTTGACAGTCATTGGATTTTTCGCGCATGCTGAAACGGAAGGACCCCTGAAGCTTTCGTTTAGAGCACGGTGTGAAAGTCAAGCCCGATGGGAATTCCCGGGCGGACGATGGAGCGGAACGCCGAAGCCGCAAAAGCGAAGAGCCGCTGACTCGAAGAAATCAGCGGCCCAAAAGGTCAGTAGAAAAACCCTAAGACGTCATCGTTAGCCAACAGGCTAACACATGGCGCTTTTGAACGTCACGCAGTACGCACGACACCGCGGTTGCCGTAAGGCAGCGGTTGAGTTCGCACTCGAGCGCGGCCGGATCCAGAAAAACGCCGATGGGTTGATCGATTCCGAGCAAGCCGATCGCGATTGGGAAGCGAACACCGATCACCGGCAGGCGCGGCCAGGTCCAAAGCCGCCCAAAACGAGCCACCGCAAGCCGGTGGAGTCTGCTCCCCCTCTGGAGGAGCGGCAAGCGCTCCAGACCGAGATTGCTTCGGGCGGAACGCTTAACTTCGCCAATGCGCGGGCGCTCCGCGAACTGTACGCGGCCGAGCTCCTCCGTCTCGACTACGAAACCAAACAAGCCACGCTCATGCCGCGAAGCCAGGTCGAGGGCGCGACCTTCGACGTTTACCGCGTCGTGCGGGATGGATTGCTCAATATCCCTGACCGGATCGCTGCGCAGCTCGCCGTCGAAACGAACAGCGCCGTTGTCCGCGACCTGTTGACCCGAGAGATCACGCAGGCGCTTGAAGCTCTCTCAACGCGCCTGGCGGAGGAACCCGCGGCATGATGCCCAGAGAGCAAACCGGGGCTTCGCTCGCGAGGGTCAAAAGAGCTGTGAGAGGCGCGGCGGCGCGCGCCCTTACGCCCGAGCCGGCGCAAACGATTTCCGAGTGGGCCGACCAAAACCGAATGCTTACGACCCGCAGCTCGCCGGAGCCGGGACTCTGGCGTACATCGCGCACGCCCTACCTCAAAGCCATCATGGACGCGCTTTCGCCGTCTGACCGCTGCGAAATGGTGATTCTCATGTGCGGCGCACAGCTCGGCAAGACCGAAGCCGGAAACAATTGGATTGGCTATACGATTCACCGCGCGCCGGGTCCGTTCATGGCCGTTCAGCCGACGGTCGAAATGGCGAAGCGCAATTCGAAACAGAAAATCGCGCCACTGATCGAGGATTGCCCTGCGCTGCGGAGTCTCGTTAAGGAGTCGCGATCGCGCGACTCGGGCAATACAGTTCTTTCGAAGGAATTCCCCGGGGGAATTCTCGTGATGACCGGCGCAAACTCGGCGAAAGGCTTGCGGTCGATGAGCGCCCGCTATCTGTTCCTCGACGAAGTCGACGGATACCCCGGCGACGCCGAGGGCGAGGGCGAGCCGTGCGACCTGGCGATCACGCGCACAGCGAATTTCGCGAAACGGAAAATCCTGATCACCTCGACGCCGGTCCTTTCCGGAAGATCGCGTATCGAGCGTTACTTCTTAACGAGCGATCAAAACCATTTCTACGTGCCATGTCCGCATTGCGGCGAATACCAGGAACTCGCGCCCGAAAACTTCCACTATCCGCCGATGAATCCAAGCGCAGCCTACTTCACATGCGTCGGATGCAATCGCGAATTGCACGACCACATGAAGAACGCGATACTTCCGCTCGGCGAATGGCGGCCGCACGCGGCCTACGATGGACGGGTTCGCGGGTTCTATCTCCCGAGTTTTTATTCGCCAGTAGGCTGGCTTTCCTGGGGAGCTATAGGCACGAAACACGCCGAGTCGGAAGGCGATCCGATCAAGCGCCAGGTGTATCACAACGTCGTTCTGGGGCTTCCCTGGGCCGATCAGGGCGAGGCTCCCGATGAGGACCGGCTGTTTGAGCGCAGCGAGGATTACACCTTGGGCGAAGTTCCCGAAGGCGGCCTCGTGTTGACTGCGGGCGTGGACGTCCAGAAGCAGCGGCTCGAGGTGGAAGTTGTCGCGTGGGGACGCCGGCGTATTTCGTGGTCGGTCGATTACCGGGTATTCCAGGGAGACACGACGCAGCCGCAGGTCTGGAAGCAGCTTGAAGCGCTGCTCGATTCCGAATTTTCTACGTCCTACGGGCAACCGCTGAGAATTGAGCGCTGCGCGATCGATTCCGGCTTTCAGCCGCTCACCGTCTACGACTTTGCGCGGACCATGCTCCCGACGCGCGTCATGGTGATCAAAGGCAACAATGCTTCGAGCGCGTTGTTGAATCATCCGTCGCTGATCGAGCATGGCCCCCATGGGCAGCGGTTAAAAGCGGGAGTGCGGGTTTGGCCCGTCAACGTGTCGATCGGAAAAGAGCAACTCTACCGTTGGCTCAAGCTCTCGATGCCGGATCTCGAAGCTGGGGAGGAGTGGCCCGTGGGCTTCTGCCACTTCCCCATGTATTCGAAGGAATATTTCGAGCAGCTGTGCAGCGAGCAGCTGATCACCCGGACGCTGCGCGGCATCCGCAGGACCGTCTGGGAAAAGCGCCGCGACAGAAACGAAGCGCTCGATTGCCGCATTTATGCGATGGCGGCGGCCGCCTCGCTGCGCCTCGAGGTGTGGACCGAGGACAAGTGGGCGGATCGCCAGGCGTCGCTCACCATCGTGCGCAATCCGAAGCCCCAGGTGAGCGCCGTGAAGGCGCGGGTGGGACAAACCGCCGTTCCAAAATTCACGTCGTTCAAAGCCAACGACAGCTTCAGCGAGGACTAAATGGCGCAACCCCCTTTTCGACGATTACAGATACCAGCCACGCGCCAGGTCGCGCCACGCAGCGTGCCCATGAACGATCCCTGTGCTCTGCTCGCCGACGCGCAGCAGAAGTATTACAACCTCGTCGCGGGCGGCGCGGTGCAGATGGTTGAAACGCCGATGCTCGGGCGCGTCGAGTACACCGCGGCGAACATCGATGCGCTGGCCGCGCTCATTCTCGATCTGCAGAATCAGTGCGAGGCCATCAACGGGTCGACGCGCCTCAAGCGGCGGCCCATCAGCTTCGAGGCCCGCCCATGAAGCCCACGTCGACGCACGAGATGACTACGAGCGCCTGGTACGGCGGGTGGGGTGAGCACTCGCACGCAGGCGCTTCGACGCATCGCAAACAGCTTTCCAACTGGATGCCCATGCGCCTTCCAGCGGACGTGGATCTGCTGCCGGATCTGGGTGCGCTCACCGCGCGGGCGCGGGACCTGAACCGCAACAACGGCGTCGCGGCGGGCAGCCTCCAGACGCTTCAGGACAATGTGGCCGGAACGGGCCTGCGGCTCGCGGCT